TCATGACAGATACTCAATGAGTATTTTTTTTACAATTTCTTCGTAGATTACATTTAATTCATTTCCCATTATTAAACCATTTGAATAAACAGTATATTTATTATTTTTGTATAATAACTCAACATTAAAAATATCGATTGAATTATTGTCCAAAGCCCAATCTAATTTTTCTTTTAGATTAATAAACTGTATAGGATTATGTCTTATATTTTTAATTAAATTGGTTACATCAACAATTAAGTTTTCATCTGTATTATCAGTAAACTTTATTTGAAGAATAAATCCTTCATTCAATATTATTTCATTTAAAATTCTCACCATTAGTTCTGAATTTATAATCACTTGTTTATAACCACGGGATTTCATTTCCAAAATTACCTCATGGTATTTTTCTTTCTCAGGATTATATGATTTATTAAAAATATTTAGTTCATTGTGAGAGTATTTACGGAAAACCTTGCCGTAAACTTCCATATTAATTCTCCTCTTTTTAGGAAACTTTAGAAATTCATTTACATTCAGACCTATACAGTATACTACCCAATAATATTTAATAATACCAAAATTATTTATCTCTTATACCTTACAGTATTTTATTCGACAATAAAATCTAAAGTTCCTTTAAAATCATATAATTTAATGTGAAGCTCAAAAAATGTTTGACATGAGATCCATTGGATGCACCAGATGGATTTTGCTCAAATAAAAAAGACCACCCGATTAAGAGTGGTCCATCTAGGCAAAGGATGCCCTGCATGACTTAATTATATCACTTCATGCATCCTTGACGTAAACGACCCAACCGAATTGTTTTTTCAGTTTAGCTGCTGCGTTTTCGGCGGCTTCTTTTGTTCTAAACGTACCTGTCATTAGCCGATATTGTTTATTATTGTTCGGTGCTGGTTTTACAGCAAATTCTAGTTTAGCTTTTGTAGCAAATCCGTAAAAACCATCTGGAGTTAGTCCATTTGCTGTTTGGTATGCCTTGACTGCATTTTCAGTTGCAGGTCCATAACTCCCATCTACAGCAAGTTTTAATCCAACTTTTATTAAATTCGCTTGCAGCTGTTTTACCTTTTGTCCTTTATCTCCTCGACTTAAATAAGTAAACACACTATCATTCCCCTTTTCTATAGGATTTGCTACAGGTTTGACTACGGGCTTAGAAGCGTTCAGCTGTAAGAATACTAACCTATTCCGAACCATGCCCATATCAATCCCTGGACATGCTGTAGCTGCCCCATTAAATTCTTTATGTCCTAATACTTTATCTGCAGATAATCCGAATCTCTTCATATTAAAAATACATCGTTCTTCCCACACTTTTTCTTGTACTGCAGTAAAGGATCCATTGCCAACCACGCAAATATGATAAGTTGTTGAATTGTGGCCACCTACGCCATTTGTAATTTCTTCTGGGTCATAGCAGAGCTGAACCGTTCCATCAAGCAAGATAATTTCATGATATCCTCCAGTCCCCCATCCTTTAGTTTTATTCCAGAATGGCCAGAATGAAGCCCAACTACCTGTTGTTCCTCCTGAATGATGTCGAGCAATATGTTTAATTGCTTTTAGAAACCGAGTTCCATTGGTACGTGGTGTGTTTGGTCGTAAATCTTGAATAGTTGCCATCACTTATCACCTTCCTTTGGCGTCTCTGTTTTAGGCCCATTTTCGTTTTTAAGCTGAGTAAATGCATCACTAACTTGCTTAGGGACATTAAATCCTAAATGTCCAAAATTTTCAATGAGTGATACACCTTCAAGTCCAATTAAATACATAATCATGGCGTACCGCATAAACTGTCCTTGATTACCAAAAATCGCATCAAGCTGTACGGCAACCACTACTGCAAATAGCATAGCCGTCTTTTTCATTAAACCCTTAAATCCTATGGAACTAGATAATGTCTTTGTCTGCCAACCCACCATCAAACCCGTTATATAGTCAGCTGTCATAAATATGATTAAAGCTAATATCAAGTTATCAAATCCTCCCACTAAAAAAGAGAGCGCTGCAAAGCCCCCTCCAATAAAAAACGTATATGCTGTATCTGTATTATGATTCATCGTCTCAATTCCCTTCTTTTTAAGTAAACAAAAAAACGCCCGTGTGGACGTTCTTTAAGTAATCGTACACATATCTATCTTCTGAACATTTCATCTTGATATACTAGATTCCTAAATAAGGTCCCACCAACTTTTAGTATCATACTGATGGAGAAACATAACGCGTTAAAGGATATGGAGGAAACTCCAATTCATACGTAATTTTCATTGTCTCGGCATTTGTTTTGGTGACAGGCGTTTCTAATAAAACCCTAGATCCGAAAAACACTTTAGGAACTAATTCGATATATGATGGATTCACTCGCAAGAAAAATTCATCTGAGTAATCAAACAAAACTCCATACCTGCTATCACCACCAGAACCGAATGAACCGTATGACGAACTAGTTCTAAATAATTTCACTTCTTTATCTGTTAAGTCCATATAGTAACTAATATATCCCGAGCTATATGGATTGTTCATTTTAAATAATTTTGTTCCATCGTGAGAAAACTGTAATGGAAAGTTCCAACCAACTGGAAAACTTGTAGGTGTTCGGTTGATTTCATTTAGTTCTAAATCAAAACGAATTAAAACTTTATCATCTGTCCGCATGAATACAATTTGATTTTCAGAATGATCGTAACCGACAGTATATGCAGAATAACCACTACTTGTTATAGCTGTTGGCATAGTAGCCACTAAAACAGGTGATCCAGTTAAATCAGATTTAGGAACTTTATAGACTTTGTGATCAGTAGTGGCCCACATTAAATCATTTTGAGTGAACCAAAAACCCGAATTATTTCTACTAGATAGTAACGCAACCGTTCTAACTATTTCGCCTGCAAACGAAAAATTACCTGTGGAAACATCATAAAATATTCTTAATCTGTGTAAATTAGGGCTTCTGTTTATATAAATATCCCCACTAAAATGATCATATGCATATCGGGAATGGTCAATCGTTCCTGCTCCACCTAGATTCGCCTTAACGTCTAGTGGAATTTGCACTCTTAAACCTGCCAATAAATCAAAAACACTACCTGGAAATGGTGTTAAATAGATACTTTGGAAGGTTCCGTTTCCTGCGGAGGTAGGAAAATCGAATACTAATTTTGCTCTTTCATTATTGATAAATGTTTCTGCCGTATTAATCGTGCCCAATAACGAGTCTGAACCTACATAAGTAACTTCTGTTTGTGCATACCCTATTAGCTTCCCATCTACATATGTTTCATTTCCTGGGTCTGTCGATTTTACGTTATCAGTTAACATCAATGTTCTAAATAAAAGGTTGTTTTGTTGATGCTCTGCATTATTTACAGGGAGGAAACCCTGACCAAACATATAATGTCTAGCTAACATATCATAAACTGCATTCGCTCTTGGATTTATAAAATTGTGTTTTTCAATTGTGTCATGCAAAATACCGTCTTCGAATTTTTCTATCTTCACCTTACCTTTTAATTTCGGCTCTGCAATTAATTTCATTTTATCCTTCAAATCTATCATCCTCTTTTATTCTGTTTTTACTATAACGGTTGCAGTGTCATTAAACGTAAGAGTAGTTTCCAAGTCCATTGCATCCTTTGGATAATTCAAGATTCCAATTTGTCTTGAATGAACAACAATATCTTCAATAATTTCTATTACTGCGTTTATTGTTATTGGTTCGTTAATTGAAGCCCCTGGTGGCCCAGCTTGAGTAGCCGATAATAACTTGTCACCTCGAACGTACATTTTAGCTTTTTGCATATCGACGATTGCCAATCCACTCGACATTTTCAAGTTCAATTGTATGGTAGACGAACCTGCCACCAGTTCAGGAATTGAAAAAGGGACGCCCAAAGTATGCCATCCTGCAGTAAGTGTTTGTTTAATCTCTATAATCTGAATACCGGTATTTAATACAATTGAACCTTCTAATAAACCTCCAGATGTAACATTTAATAAGACATTAACTCCAGCTAACAAAATAGTGGGTGATGCTGCTGTAACGTTTACTTTTGCTACTTCTTGAAAAGTTGAATTCAAAGTCATTAATTCTTTATTGGCGTCGACTGTGATCACTTCTTTGTTCTCTTCTTGCTCAAACGATTGATTAAACAAATCTGCTAAATTCTTTTGCCTTGTGTCAAAACCACAAATCACTTTATTCGTGCCAATTTCTTGATCCATGCTAACTAGCATCACATCTGCAGTGAATCCCAGGTTGTCATCACGAGCTAAAAAGATGTCACCTAGTTCAATCACTTTCGATGCTTCAACTGTTAAATCGTCGATTTCCACTTCATAGGTAAAAATGGGTTTATCGTGTTTTGACAAAAATTCCAGTCCTGCCTCATATAGTGCATCGGGGTCAGCTATTTCTGAAAACTCCACTTCAACTTCACGTGGATAAGCATAGCTAGAAAGGTTCACAGAATCCATGTATATAAGCCCTTTTGAATTGGCCGCTGCACGTGCAATGGTTAATCCGTTTGAACCTACTGGATATAGACGAGTTACTACATTGGCTCCATCAGTAGTTCGATGAATACGTTTTGCGTTTTTTTCGTTGTAAATAAAGAATCCAATTTGTTTACCCGTATTTTGGCGGTATACAATTGTAAAAATACCATTCACATCAGGTAACCCTGAAGGAAGAATAATAAAATTTCCTATGGCTGCTAAATGATGCAATTGCTTCATGGAGTTAGAGTTCTCCTGAACGATGGAATGAGTTTTCTCGACATCAGGAACCAACTTAAAACGAGTTCCTTTCAGGATTTCAATGCCGATATCTGTTGTTATTGTGCGTAACTTTGAAAATGCTGGTACACGCTTTTCTAACAATTCCGTGATAATGTGCTCACAAAATACATAGCAATCCGCTGTATTACCATGTCCCACTTCTTCAATTTTCCGAATAATAAAAACCGTCTCATTGGCTTTAATGAAACGGCCCTCTATTAATTTCCCGGAATTTCGCTCTTGTTTGCCAATCACAAAATCCAAAGTGTACATATCGTTCATTACTTTTCTCACATTAATCTTCCGAGCTTTTGCAAGAACACCTAAACCGAAAGAGGTGAAAAACCTTTCGTTCAAATCATAGAGAACCAATAAATCATCACTCATGTTTTCACCTCATTTCTAGTTCAGCCATTTTGGATAATACTCAAGTCGGACAGATGTAGTAATAAATCCAGTGAAGGTAATGGATGTAGACGTTTTACTTAATTTCAAAAAGTCTCCTGATGCATTACGTAAACCAGATGCCCCTACTTCCGCCACGTCATAAAGTTCAGAATCGACTACCAATGTCCCAGAATGGCTCGCTGCTGTGTAAACGAATTCCTGATTGGAACCATCAGAGTCATTCAACCGCGCTTTAAAGTTTCCGAATGTCCCCGAAAGTGTCATTTTAAATCCTGTAGGCAAATCTCCAAGATAGCTGATTCCTGATACACTTCCTACGTTTGGGTATAAGGTTGAAACAATTTGATCATTAATGGCGTATCCATCGGACGAAATTAACGTGAAACTAAATTTTGCGAAATACAATCCCACGTAACTTAATTCCGTGATATTCGATAAAGAACATAAAAAGTATTTTTGAGGACTTCTTTTGTATTTCATCTTTACTTTTTGGGGCTTCCCTGTCTTATCAATGAAAAGTCCCATGAACTGACGATAATTGTCGTAAGCATTAGTTGCTTTAATATCCACATTGAATGTTAATTCCGTTGAATGGAGCACTGAACCGAAATCCGTTGCTCCACCCCCTTCTTTATCTTCTATTCGAGATGTCACCTTAGCTAAATTCGCATAAGGAGTGGACACTTCAACTTTAATATTCAAGTTTGTTAAATCATAATTATCAATTAGAATCATCGGTTTCCACGCCCCCTTTGACTGCGTGTTACATGCTCATATAAATCACGACTGATTGATTGAACGTCATTTTCATCACGCACATTCATATTTTGAACATTGATTGTCACTCCATTATTTTGGTGTGTTGTATTGTTGGGTTGAACTGATCCTCCACCACCCATTGAAGCATTAGCTACAAGCCCATTCATGTCCGGCATTTGCAATAAAGAACTCATCGCGTGTTCGACCTTGGTTTGTCCACCCTTGATACTATCCATGATAGGACCGGCAAAGTCTAAATGGTCCAGGTCGCTGAGTGGTCCCTCTTTTGCAGGAGAAAAAGGCAAGAAATCACGAACTTTACTTACCACATTACCGATTGCGCCAGTGGCTTTACCAATCGCTCCAGTAATCCCATCTGCCAACATCGAAATGATTTTACCGCCAGCTTCTTTGAATTTCTTGCCAATGTCTGTCACTATCTTTAATGCTGCTGCCATTCCGTTTGATATGGTCGACTTTACGTTATTTATCGCTGTTGAGATAATAGTTTTAATGCTATTCCATGTCGTTGAAATGGCGGTCTTAATGCTGTTCATGGCTATTGAAATAACTGTTTTTATCGTATTAAATACCGTGCTGATAACCGTTTTAATTGCATTTACAATCGTCTGAACTGCTGTTCTAATAGCGTTCCAAACTGTCATAAACACTGTTTTATAAATATTAAGCACCGTAGTGAGATAGGTTTTAATCCAATTAAACACCGTATTAATAATGGTTTTAATCACATTAACGACAGTTAAAATTATTGTTTTAATCGCATTAAAAACAGTTAGAAAAATAGTCTTATAGAGGTTGAGCGCGAATGTTAAATAAGTCTTAATCGCATCAAACACAAATGTTATTACCGTTTTAATAACCCCTACGGCTACAGATATTACTGTTTTAATCGCATTAAATGCGGCAGTAAATATAGTCTTGTAAACAGCTAACATGAAAGTAAAGTAGGCTTTAATTCCATCCCATATCATTACTAAAAAATCACCAATCCACGAAAAAACAGCCTTCGTAATTGCCTTTATCTCATCCCAATATTTATAAATTAGGAAAGCCAATACCCCAACTGCAATCCCAATGAGTCCAATAGGTCCCATTAGTACCATCATGGCGGTTCGGATGATGTGGAAAATAGGCGCTAGTTTTGATAGCACTCCCCAGACTTTTAGAATGACTGGAATCATTGTCCCAATAGAACTGATAATCATAGCTAGTACAACTAAGAAAGGTCCTATAGCGGCAAAGATTACACCAATTACGACAGCCATTAATTGCATTGTTGGCGATAATTTCCCGAACCACTCCGCCATTTTTTGAACCGCTGCAATTAAAGGCGGAATCCACTTTTCAGCGAACTCCATTAATATTTTACCGATTGGCTCAAGCGCGAGCATTGTGTTGTTTTTCAGCATGCTAAAACGGTCACCGAGTGTCTGTGTGTCAGCGGCTGCTTTCCCTATTGTTTCTTCGCTACTACCTAACGTCGCTAATAATTCATCTACTTCAAAACGACCTTCACGAATTGCCGCTGCCATATCAGGTCCTGCACGAGCGCCAAATAGTTCAATTGCCAGCGCGTTTGCTTCGGATGCACTCCCTGCGTTTTTTATCGATTCCACTGTCTTATTTAAACCTGTTTCTGCATCAATGCCCTGTTTAGCCATTTTCCCTAATGCTTGTCGCATAGATCCCATGACCAGTTCAGCATTAACCCCTTCTTTTTCGAATTTTCCAAGAAGAGCAGCAGACGTATCAAAGTCAAACCCCATTTGACGTAAAGGAGCACCGAACTGAACCATTTGACTAGCAAGTTTATCCACGCCTATTCCTGTCGTTTGAGACACTTTCCAAAAATAGTCCATCGTATCAGATTGGTCACCGACCGCAATACCCCAATCTCCAAAGGCTCGCGTACCACTAGCAATTAATGTTGGCACATCCTCACCAGAGACACGACCTAGTTCGAGAAACTGCTTTGTTAACGCTTCTAACGGTTCACCTGTTTGCCCTGTTCTCGTATTCAAGTCAGCCAGTGCGGTTGAAACTTCATCTGCCGACTCAGGTACATTCTTAAATACGTTTTTAAAATTTTCTTTTAAGGATTCAAGATCCTCACCAGTAGCACCTGTTCCTCGTCTGATTGTGTTATACGCATCATCCAATTTAACAGCTGCGGCTAATCCTGCGGCCCCAACAGCAAGGATAGGTAGAGTGACCGCTTTACTCATCCCCGTACCAACACTTGTCATTTTGGAACTGACTTTACCCATTTTAGATTGAAGGCTTGATATGCCTTTATCTATCCCTTTTTCATCAATTTTGGAGTCTATTAATATCGAGCCATCTGCCAATTATTTTCACCTCCCTGCTTTAAAGAAGTTCGCTACCTTTTCCCATGCACTATCCACTCGATCAACTACTAAATCAGGATCTTCTTGTCCCTTCAATGCGTAAGCTTTTTTCATAGCGAGAATGTACTTAATTTCATCAGCGTTGTATTTCGTTCGCCCAGGTACTTTCGTTGCACGATATTTAATCGCTTCTTTGAATTTCGTTTTCTCGCCCAAGCTACTAAGTAACGATTGAAATTGCTTCCAATGAAGTTTCCCGTGATAGTCATAGAGATTCATTCCGTAGTCTTGAAGAAAGGACGCGAATATGTATCCTGCATCCTGATATAAATCGAAATATGGCTTTTCTTTCGGCTGCTCGGATTGTTCGAAATCGATTCCTGCATATTCTTTCAACACAAAAAGAACCATCTGATCCTTTGTTTGAAAAGGAACATCTGGTTCATTGGGTATTAGCATTGAAAAAGCCATTTCTAACCGTTCGTAAGGGTTAAAGTCAACATCATTAAACACTTCCAAAACTCTTAGCACGTTGTCGAAAGATAGATCTAGAACGTATATCTCACCTTGTATCTCCACCTTGTCATCAAAGCGTTGTGTAAGTGTTAACACGATTAATTCACCTTTTTAGAGGATTTATAGTAGTTCTCTTTTTTCTTTGTTTGGACGTCGCTAAATTTAGCGTCAACTACCTCCATTAATTGATAGACAAGGTGTGCGAGTGCGTAAGATGAACGTCCTGCAGATTCGTATATAGGATCATAAGATCCTTCTCCTAGCAATTGGTCAATGGTCTCTTTCATCGCCAGAATGGAATCGACTTCTAATTTATCTTGTTCTTCCTCTGTAGCACTCTCGAGATCAATCGTTTGTAATGCATCCATCTTCACTTTCATTGCATTAAACATCTTTCTATGTGATTTCAAAGCTTCATCATTTAACTCCATTTGATATTTCTTTCCATCAATCTCGATGACTTCGTAGGATTTTTTGAGTTCGAATTTTTTTACTGTCATGGGTTAGTCCTCCTGTTAAGTTAAATAAAAAGAGGAAGCATTAAGCTCCCTCTTCAAGTTGAATATTTGTTTGATTAGACTGCTGGTGTAACAACTGGCGCACCGTTGAAATGAATTTCAAAGCTGATTTCACTCTTGGCGTTTGCATCGCCTGAGCCTGGTTCGATATTAGCAATCGTTACATCACCAGAAATAACTTCGCCATTCGGTCGTTCCCATTCGAAATCTGTCTCACGATTTTTTCCGAATTTAAGCATATTTGAGAAAATGAAATCTTGTGCAGGATCTCCTTCTACACGATGACCAGAGATAGAAAGTATTAATTGACCACCTGTAACTGTACTGGTTGTATAGCCTTCACCGTCATAGTAGGGTGTTTGATCAACTTCATCGTTTGTAGAAGGTTCAACAGAAGTAATTCCTGCCGCCAATAGCGCTAGAACACCTGGTTCTGTGTCAGGTGCCGTATTAATTCTAAATTTATTTTTATATTGCAATTCAAATTCCACCATCATATTACCTCCCTAGTTCTGTATAATTCAGCAACAAACAGTGCTGTGTACACTTGCTCTTTGCCATTTGTTGTTTCCACCCAATTTGGCAAGGTAGTGCATTCCATTTTGACAAAAGAAAAAGAACCATCATTAGATGACAGTTCTTCTAGTGTTTCTAATAAATCTGAAATTTCTTGAGTTGTAGAAGTCGCAATACGACCATCTCTGTGCTTAACGAGCAATTGAACACCATATTCCTCTGTGCGGTTACCATCCATAAAACGATTTCTAGGAGGCGATGGTATTCGACGAACAGCAATGCTATTCCCGTCATTCAAACCACCTATTACGATTGATGAACCAAATAAATCAAATTCAGATTCAATCTTATCCAATAATCTATCCATGAAATCCATGAGCCACCACCTACAAATTTGCTTTGAATGCTGCTTTAGCTACCACTATCCACACTTTTTTCTTTTCAGCTTTAGCTCGTTCAAACCACAAACCGCCAGCTAAAGGATTTTTATCCTTCGAGAATTTGTATTGGGGATTGTAATACAACTTACGAGCATAAGGCGTTTCCCAGATTAATTCTCCGGTACCGATTTTAGAAGTTCTTATACTCGATTTCTTAAGTTCCGATAAATCTTGTGGAGCAAACTTATTTGAATCTTTTAATACTTGAAGATCCAAAATCGATTGAGTTTTATTTGTTGCGTTAACCATCTTTGATCTGAGAGCGCCATAATCCATATTTACTTTCACCTTCATCTAAACAACCTCTATTTCATAGTGATGAATGTTAGGTCCGAACGCATAAAGAGGATCTACCTTGTTCACAAAGGTCTCAACTCCGTTAAACGTCACTTTCGACCCCTTTTCCATCTTCACAAATGGTTTGGAGTGTTTAGCGTCGATGAAAATAAGCGATTGAGCCACAATGTCCTCACCGTTTGCATTAGATGTAACCTTTCGCGAAGGCTCAACCCTCACGAATTTAATCTCAATTGGCTTTGCCCATGTTTCACCATAACGGTCATCGCCCACATACTCTTCGTAATTCACAGAATGTATTAGCAAGCGTTTAGGTATGGATCTAGCCATAAACACTCACCGACCTATTCAATAGCCCTGTGTGAGAAAGAAATTGGATTACCAATGGCGATATAGCCGCCTGTGTTCTAGAAAGATTCCCTGATGATGCTTTATTGCCATAGGAAAACTTTCCGATGCTTGCATTATTCAGTGATTCAGCTACTATTTCATCAATGCCTCCTGCTACTTCGAAAAATTCCACTTGTGCAGCGGTCGCTTTTTTAATAAGCTCTTGTATACGTGGATGCAGGGCATCAAAGTCAGTTATTTTATAGTTGGTCACCATATCTACCACATCAGATGCACGACCGATGAAGCGGTCAATCTCGTCTGCATCAATCGGCGTTCCGTGGTAGGTGTCGTTATAATACTCCAGTGTGATATAAGGCATCTAACTCACCCCTTACTTTTTAGCTGCAGTTAAATCAGCCTTTGCTTTCTTTAAGTCCTCTTTCAACTTATCGTTTTCTTCAATCACTTTATTGTGTTCTGCAGCAGAAACTGACTTACCAGCAATAGCTTTTTTAAGAACTTTCCCTTTATCATCAACCTTGTCATATCCTTGTTTGAGATAAGCTTCGACTGCATTTTCATCAACCGTTAATACGCGATTACTCTTTTTTACTTTAGCCATTCGTTTCCCTCCTCAATTTAAAATAGAAAAGAGAGCCTAAGCTCTCTTATGCTGAATATGGTGTTGTGTGGAACGCTACAGCCTGTGCTTTACGTTCAAATACAAATACATCCCAATATGAACGTTCGTAGTACGTGTACTTCCCTTTAGAAAGAGATGAAGGTTGACCAAGTAGCACTTGCTCATACTTCACTGGTGAAAGAATTGCGTTTGGATGAACCAGAATCAAATTGATTTGGTCTGCTGTAGGATCTGCAACTGCTCCGACTGTGAAATTGTACAATGTTTTCATACGAGATGAAGGGACACGAATCAATTCAACATCATCAAGAGAACGTACAGAACGATTTACAGCTCCGTTATTGCTAGTGACTTGAATTTGACGTTGAATTTGTTCTGCGTTTTTCAAAAGTGTATAAAAAGCAGGTGTCACATAAAGCAAACGACCCTCAGCAGGAATTTCATTTTCATCCATATCCTCCATCAGTTGGTCAAAGATTGTTAAAACAGTTGCAACAGTTGCAGCAGTCGTAACAGGTGTTACACCATAGCCAGTAGCTTCTGCAAACAGCTTAGATGCCATGTACTTGTCCATTTCAGGAATCTTTTGCTCTTCGTTGAACACTCGAGTGGTATTAGCAATTGTCACCGCATCATTTGTTTCATCCACATCCATTGGGTCGATAAACGTATCAAACTCTCGGTCATGATCAAGTGTTTTTGTTTCCCAGTCGTTATCCACCTTACGAGTAAATCCAGTGATAGCGTCACGGTTCGTATCTACCATTCCTGTTACGTCAATACGTGGAATTTGAATTGTTTTTGCATTCACAAAACGAATACGTGCGTTATTTGACGTGTTGTAAAGCTTAGAAAACGCTAATTCCTTCGTGAATTTTTGTTCAAGAGCTTTCGTATATAGTTCAGCATAATTTAAAACCGGCATTTGTTTTTCCTCCTAGTAGTTGAATGGTTTATAAGTGCAAAATCTAGTTAAAGGCTTGCATGAATGCTTCCTCTTTGGTCAAATTATCTTTCGTGTGTTTGTCTTGAACAAATTGAGGTGGCTTTTTGCCTTCTTGCGGTGGTGCTTCGGCAAAATGTGGATACTCATCAACCACTTGTTTAATGGCTGCGTTAATATCCACATCATCACTTACTCTTGTTTTGGCTAAAATGATAACAGCATCAGCATTCTTTCCTGTGACTCCTGCGTCATATGCGGCTAGTTTCGATTGCAAGGTGAATTTCTCATCGTTGGCAGTCCCTAATGACGTTTCTAAATCTTTCAGTCGGTCTGTTTGCTTTTGCACTTCGGTTTTTTGGCTTTCCTCCCAATCTTTATGGGATTTCAGCGTTTTCTCAAGCTGAGAGAAATCATCCACACCTAGTTTTTTGAGAAACTTGGATTCCGCCAACTTATCAAGTTCGTCTGCAGTTAACTCGCTTTCACCTCCTTTCGGTGGATCTGTTGGAGTATCACTATTCAAATCAGTAGGTGGGTCTGTTGGTAAATCTGTTGGTGCTGGATCATCCGCAAAAAATTGTATATTTAGTGGCAGAAACTTCTTTTGGTTGAATAGTTTTTTCATGTTATTTCCTCCTCTGAATTCTTTCTCTTCCATAACGTCTAGTACGCCCTGAATCATCTATGAAATCTCTCATACGTGATTGCCGTTGCCTTACAAGTTTCCCAGCAAGTTGAGCACCTTCAGCGTCTCCTGCTTGTTTTAAGATATCTTCGCGGTGTTTAGCTTTTCTTATTTCACGTTCATAACGCCGTTGGTCTTGGCTTTCTTTGTAAATCCGATCATTTTCTTCTCTATCTTCTGTCGGCTCGGATGTCCGTTGACTTATGCCTTCAAAAAACGGGTAATCTTGATGGCCACAATTGATTCCTAGAATTCCATCAGGCTCGCCATACGAACTACTTGACCAAGGTGGATAAACTGGATGACTACCAGATACAGAAAATACCTTCCCTTGATCTTCAGCGCATTTTGGACGAGCGCCTTCATGACTGGTTATTTCAATCAAATCACTTTCATACTCTTCATTGCGTTTGGATTGCATGTCGTGAGTAACGTCATTAGTAACCGTTCGAACAATCATGCTTACATAACCCTCAGCCGACATCACAGAACCATTTTTTCGAGTGAGAACTGGTATCCCTTTGTCATTCCACTGTGACAAGGTAGAGCGAATAGCTTGTTGTGCAGTCGCTTGGCCTGTTAAGACTCTTGCAGTGGATTGGCTAATTATGTTTCGGTAAACTTGTTGTGAACTTGATAGCATGGTTGTATTTATACTATTAAGCCTGTCCTTCGCACGACCGTTATAGGTTGCTAAGATTGTTAACACCTGAGCATCATTTGCAAGTGCAGCTGTAGGAGAAACGGGTAGTAATCCTTGTGCAAATGCTTGTTGCAGAACTTTTTCGTTCTGTTCAAGATGCTTCATGCTAATTTCTTTCATGCTTGCTAATAACTCTCGTTCCGCAATTGGACTATTTTTAAAAATAGCAACACGATTTTCGTTTAATAACGGTTGAGCTTCTGCTAATCTAGCTGATTGCCACACCATAGGATTCTCTGATAGTTCATCTAATGTCCCGTTTAGGCGTTTAGCTATGTTGATTAGTAGTTTTAATTCAATGGCACTATAAACGTCTGTGATTGGTTTGGAAGCGTCATATAACTGTTTTGGAGTAAGTGACATTCATCATCACACCCTATCATCTGGCATGAAATCCTCAGCTTCTTGAATTGAACCTTGTTCTAATTGAATTTGTTTGAGAATCGTCAACGCTTCATCCTCTGTCACCTTCTGGACCTTCTGAATCGCTTGCAGTTGAGAAGCAATTCCAGCACCAACAAGCGTTATCCAATATGTTGCGTTTGTAGTGCGGTCCTCTGCAATGGAATCATCGAAATTAACCTTCATTTCAAATTCATCTGGTGATGTGAACAATCCATATAAAGAAGCCACCTCAGCGATGGTCTCAACAAGGTCTTTTAAACCTTCCTCGACTAACGTGATGTGGCTTGAACGTGTTTTATAGGTTTTACTGTTCTCACTAATTACCTCTGTGGCTGTTTTCAATCCTTTTGAATCAAAGGTGAATGTACCAGGACTAAATCCTGTTTGCATGGATAGAATCTCAAGCAATGCATTAATTGAATCAACATGCTCTTCAACTCGTAATTCAAGTGAAACATCTTTGATCTCTGATTTCTCATCTTCGAAGTTAAACGCTTCATACACTTCATCGTTGGCATCAAAATAACGACTCGTAGTTCCCGTTAAAGGATCTACAGCTACTTTAATCGCACTTGCAGGAACCACAATTCTTTTTTTACCTAGTCTAAACTCTCGATGGAACGAGTCGAACGCTACATCCAGGCTCTGCAAAGTATCCATTGCATTTGCAAACAAGCTGATGCCCATTTTGCTATCTAGCTCTACGTTGTTAGCAATATTCGGCTTGAAATAGACGAACATTGAACGAGTTAGTCCAGTAATCTGTACTTCATCCTCTAAGCCTGGATACATTGTATCAAGAGAAATCTTAACACCCAGATCACCGCTATTTTTATCTGCTTTATACAACTCGTTCTTAACGGTGTAAATGCCTTGTTCCCACATATGCCATTCGAGCAGCGTGAATTTGTTTTCGCCTTTTCGTGATTCCGTTACAAATACGCCCTCTGTAATGGTCCGCCCATTGTCAGCGATTGGAACAAACTGTTCTGCAGACACGTAAGACAATTTGATTTGATTGTCGATAACATGAACTTTAATAACTGTGCCGCCCAACCCAAACATGTATTCTAAGTAGTTTTGAAAGTTTTGACTGAACGCGTTATTTGATAAAACATTTTCAATGTTCTCTGCAAAATCCGACTCGCCATCATCAATGGAAATATCACATTTCTCATTAAATACGAGTGTGGCCATTTCTTGAGAGATCACTTTCGGCATCCCCATCGACTGCATACGCCTTGCTTTAGTTCCGTTAATTGTTTGGTATTTCACATCATGCCAGCCACTGTGATAACCCTTATATAAATTCTTCCACACTTCTATTTGAGCGAAGAAGGTTTCATTTGCTATGTTATCTTTTCGATTGGTTAGCTTTTTAACGCCGTTAATCAAACCCATTTTGTACATCACCGCCTTTATTTTGGAGATTAGGTTTTTAAACACTTTGTCACCACCTTAGAATTTCAATCCTAACTTTCTTAAATTATCGCAAACATAATATTGAAATTGATCGACAGTATGGTCGTCTTCTTTCGTCACCTTAGGATCGTTGGAATTGATTGTATTCACATCCCATTGATACTTACGATGTTCTTCAAGAAATATCTTATTGCGTGGTGTATCCAACACAAAAAATCGACCTTGTGCAAGTAAATCCTGCACATTGTCGATCATGTCAATTTTCTTCTTTTTCGGCACTGGATGGAGTCTCATGCCGTAATCCTTGAATACTTGATTACGCAAAGCACCCTCAGCACTATCAATTGTCGTTTTGTCGATGTGATACGGATACGTTTTTCGTAACCATGTGTACCAATCATAAAACTCAATGGATAATTCACTTGGAGCCTTCTTATTTACTTGATTAGCAGGAGAGTAATAGTAGGTGTCTAACAAATAGACATTCCCTTTGGCACTTAAAGCATAAGCGCCATGAGTAGTCGCTGATACTTGATGGCCAGTATCCGTTGAAGTATCGATTAATATGATTCGGTCGTCACTAGGTAACGATTCAACCAGATGAAAATGATTCATGTTATAGATCGTGTCACCTAATCCGATAACCTCTCCAGAATACATCCACCGCCAATAATCAAAGTCATTTTCTTTATACTTTTCAATCTTCCGAAGCATCTGCTCAGAAAGGAACCCTTTTTCATCGTCTAGATAGGTACTGTGATGAAGAAGATAATCGCTATCTCCTGCTTTGCTATCTTTCCACTCGTTTACCCATGAATAAGGGTTTCTAGGTGGGTTATAGGAGTAATAAACTTTTACCTCTTTATCATTAAGCCTCTCACGAATGAACGTATCCTCGACCGTATCAATGTCTTCGACTCCTGCAAATTCAGCCAACTCTTCAAACCAGAGCGCCATAACATATCCTTTTGCAATCTTTGCAGATTTAAGCTTTAAAGGATCATCAACACCATAAAAGTAAAACGCGGTATTGGTTTGTTTGTGGATTATTCTCAAAGGTGATGTCATAAATCTAAATTCTGCATCAACACCCAACACATATATGGCCCACTTGATTTGCTCGTAAATACTGGTTGAAAGGTACTTTCCCACTTTACGCAAACAAACCACATTACCCTGATCATCTTCTAAGAAGTCAATCACCAGTTTCAACGAAATGACAGATGATTTCATTGAAGAACGACCACCGCTTAAGATGCTATTCGGCAATTCATTCAACCACACGGAATAAAAGTTAGGGTTCAGCAGGTCCATGACGTTTACTGTCTTGTCAATCGTCGTCATTTTGCATCGCCATCCTCATCGCTTCCTTGTCGTTGACAATCACCACTCTGGATATGCCCGAATCCTCATTTTTAGTTTCAGCAGTCACTTTCACAATCTCTGCTTTCAGTTTTTCTTCCTGAAGTTTCTTCTTGTCGCTTTCTGATAGGAGGTCAAAGTACTTCGATAGCATTTCCAGTGCTTTCATTTTGTCTGCTAATTTGACCGCTACACCATCTCGACCTTGTTTCACTTCAGTGATGAGTGTGCCATCCACTTCTTTGTAGTCTTTAAAATCTACAAATGAAACAGTACGTGTTTCTACTTTTCCATCTGGATCAATTATTGCTACACCGTTATCGTCATACTCAATGACTTCTTTCGTCCCGAATAGAACAAAGTCCGTTATGTCCGCAAAAGCTATGTCAATGTATTTCTGCAGCACATCTCGAACGTCCAGTTTTAACTCCATAGCTTGTTCAACCTTCATCCGATCAATCTCTTTGGATATCTCAGTATTTCTCAGTAGATTATGACCATTTGTCATAGCCGTTGAATAAGCGCATCCATAAGCCTTTTGATAAGCTTTTGTCGCATTGAAGTACTTAATGTAATAAATACAAAAAAGCCTTTGTTTATCGGTTAAATCATCCGACTCTACAAAGACTTCTTTCGGCTGCATCCTTTTAGAAATTGTTGCATCCTTTTTCTTTTTAGTTGTATCTCTTACCCAAGCTTCACGGCTTTTTCTGCTTTTAAGAGTTCCGAGCTTCACATCATGCTTCTCAGCCAATGACAATAACGTGATGGAAGATGATTCATAGTCATTACGAATTTTTTCCCACTTCACTTCACTTCACCACACCTCCGAAATTCCTAATAAAAAATACCCTCAATGAGATGCTTTGAATAAATTGCGCAATTCATTCATTCCAGGGAAGAGTATGACGCTCGAACGCATCCCCTCTTTAATTCTCCCCTTCATTTATGTAAACTTCGTACGTCATCGTACGTCAAGAAACTTTTTCTTGGACCTTTTTCCGCGCACGTTCAATGTATTGTTGAACCGTTCGTTTCTTTATTCCTATCTCTTCAGCAATATCAGACATGCTCATTTCTCTAGCAGCATGTAATATGTAACACTGTCGTTCACGGAGGGAAAAGGAAGCGAAAACATCAACTAACACCTTCTTTTGTTTTTCGCTCAACCGCAACTGGTGATCATTAATATCTAATTGATTTGTAATGTCAGGTATGAGGTCCATACTCTCAAATGAACGCTTTTGATATACTAACCGTTCGTCGGTTCCCTTATATGTTCCTGGTTGCTTTCCAGTAGACATCCATTCAATTGCAAAAGACATTTCACTTATCATGCTATTGATCATCGTCAAATCTTGCGCAGTCGAAGGGTCATTCCTATTCAATTGATTCCGTTTTTGTCCTAACTGTTTACGTCCTTCATCGTACTCTTGAATCAAATCGTCCGCCCAAATGGTTGTCATAAAATCTCCTCCTATCGTCTTCGAATAGCTCCGCCTTTGCCGCGAGAATAGGTATCTCGATTACACCCCATGATTTCAAGCCATTCTCTTCGACTGAGCATTTCTTTTGGGTGTTTGCTTGTCTTTATATCTTCTTTCTCTATCTCTTGAATAGGAGTCTGTGAGAGTCTTTTCATGAACAATTCACTTTGCAATGTTCTCATCGTGCTATCCCCTTAGTGAATTATTTTACGAATCATGTTCCGCGGTTTATTTATAATGACTTGATGCTTCATGCGCTGGGGTTTTAAATCAAACTTGAAAATTTGACGTTCATAATTTCTATTTTCTTCTGTAAGTAAGGTTTCCATAGTTTGCGTAATGTCTGATAATGCTTTCCAAATTCGTGAAACAATTTCACTCATTCTTTTGGCTAAAGCCTGTAATGCTTGATGAAAGTTATTAAGCAGATCATTTATTGTTGGTTGTTCCTGCATGTTTTCCACTCCTTTTTATTGAATAAAAAAAGAGGACACCAAAACAGCGGAATGCTGTCAGGTGTCCTCCAGATTGCTGGTGGGACTAAGAAGTATAAGTTTTGATTAACGCAGTTCTAAACGAATCGTCATCTTTCTCTTTTTGAACTTTATGAATTTCTGCATGCCGTTTTAAATATTTTTTTTCAGCAGGGTATAAATATCTAAATTTACTATCCCACTCAATTGATTGATACAATCCCTTATCATATTCTAATTTAAATAATTTTCTTATTTTCCAATACTTCTTGAATTTTAGGATCGTTTTTTTCATTTTGGTAAAATTTTTTTCATGCTTACTCTTTATTTGCACTGCAACATAATCAAGAAATTTACTAATAATCCATACTATTAATCCTCCAACTGTTGCCACAACAATTAAATCTAATAGTGTTAAATTGAATGATTTTTCAAAGTAATTCAAAACACTTCCCCCTCATCCCACTTAACACGGGTTACCTTACCTTGATGTGTGGTAATTTTCGTCTCAGCAAATGCAGGAAGTTCAGAAATCTTAGCTTTGCCCTCACAAATTATCACTACACAACTTGTTGGTAGTTCCATTATATCAAGATTTAGCAATCCTTGGTAATCTATATTTACAGGTTTCATTCTCATAGTTATTCCCCTTTCGTATCTTTATGGCCATTTATAAAGCTAGGATGGATCAGTGCATATTCATACCCATTAAGCTCAACTTTAGTCGGTAGACCGTTTTTCTCTTTCAGTACTTTTGTTAGCGGTCTATATGTATCACCTTTTGCTCTGAGTTTCGGCTTCATTCCTTCACCTCGTTTATAGTTGAACTGTGTATTAAGAGTTAAATGAATCGACTACTGATTTGAATAAAGCATCTTTAGTTCGTTGAAACTTCGGAAGTTGTTCATAACGCATAATACAAGGATGTGTTTTTAATTCAGCATCTTTTGCCTTACCGTATACCCAACCTTCTTCAAGTTTTTGTTTCAACCAATTTTCATGTGACATTTCGGGTGTCACGTCATTGTTTAAGTGGTATTCAACACCGTTCATCGCTGAATCTTTCTGCCACGCAGGTGCATCTTCCCAAGACGTCTGGGAAAAGTCGTTTTGTGCTTCGCAATAGGCTTTATTTACGTTGTGGCATACTTTTGCGATTTCAATTATCTCAACATTTTTCATTTTAATTTCCTCTTTTCTATTTTTGTTTGTTAAACCTTATTGGTCAGCGGTCCATATCTTGCTTTATCAGCAACCCCAGAGCGACAATGAACATCGTGCCGAGTATTAACCATGCATAAATCACTCACCCACCCATTTCTTGTAAACCTCGAATTTGCCGTTCTTTTTCATATCATGAATTTTAGATGCAATCGTGCCTTCTGTTTTTCCTAAAGCGAATGAAAGGCTTTGACGGTCATCAACTTCCCAATACTTACAGAGGTATATAAGTTCCTCCAAAGTAAATGGTTTACCGTGCCGTTTATGAAACTTAGGATGATAAAGCATGCGACCTTGATCGTCGTATTGGATTGTTTTATCTATGAGTGACATAAGCGCCACCCTTGTCGTTTGCGAGCATTTAGATCGTGCTGTTGAAGCGCTTCATATAGCCATACGTTTTGGCCATCTTCCTTGCGAAACATGAGCACCCATTTTCTCTTAGCCATTACAGGTCCTCACTTCCCTCTTGATTGGTATTTGATACAAACCACCACGCGAGGAGAAAGACTGTAAAACTTCCTTACAGTTAAATCCACAACCTGGCTATCGTCTTGCCACATGATTTTATTCAATCCGTCTTTGATACCCTTCACATAGTTATCTGCGTCTGGTTTACTTGTCGGTCGTAATTCTCCAGACTCGATTAAAGCTTGTTTAGGACCTGTTTGATACTTTTTAGGAGTTGAACGATACACATCGACACATAATTCTATTGGACCAGTAATAAGTTCATCTGGTGCGTGTTGAAAAGCTACCAATTTCACATACTGCTTAAAGTTACGAGATTTTAAAGGATCATATAAAACGGTCTTGCCAGTAAATGTCTTGCCAGCTCTTGGACGACCTTGCGCAACGGGATTTCCGATTATCTCGAAAAGTATACTTCTCATCGTTTCGACTTCTCTGTGTACTCGAGTACTTCGTAAATTGTTACTTGTCTCTTTTCAAACTCCGCATCAGCTTCAGCTTGTTTTCGCTTGCAGACAGGACCCATGCCTACATGGATTGATTTAGATGTTTTTAATTTACGGTTGCAACGGTTGCAAGTCTCAATTATCATCACGCTGCCACACTTTCTTTTTCTAAATACTTAAGAAGTAACTGGACTACTGATTCTTTACTTCTGCCCGTGGCTTCTTGCACCCTAATCAATGTGCTTTCAAACTGAATTTCCAATTCTTTAGTATCTCCGTGTCCATCTCTCCATTGCCCTGCAATGATAATCATTTGGTTTAACAGTTGTTCCAACATGTCTATTCCTCCTAAAACGGTTTGTCGGCTATCCGTTTATCTTTTGATTCTTTAAAGATGATGAATTTCGGTTTCTTAAAACAACGAGAGATCAACTTAGAATCATATAATTGGTTTAACGACTCACTGTTTAGATTTGTCGTGTATATTGTGGCTTTGTCCTGCCGACTGGTTGAAATGGCGTAAAGTATCTTATGTACAAAATCACTTGCAGCCTTATCTGTTTGAACTGCACCTGTTTCTGCACCCAAGTCATCAATGACAAGAAAGTCTATTTTTTCAATAAGATTGAGAAAGTAAAATTCGTTATATGGCGATTCTTTGTAAGTGAATGTCTCACGCACTTTTCGCAACATCATGTCAAAGCTGATAAACAAACAAGATTTCTGATTATCGAATTCTTTCGCTTCGTTCAAAGCATTTAACATGGCGTAGGATAAGTGACTTTTTCCAGTTCCTGCTTTACCTTGTAAGATTACGTTGAACGTTTGTCCTACTTTCAGGCGACGAATACATTCCGAAACGATTTTCTTATTAGCGTGTTCTTCTGTATTTTCAAATGTTTCGTAGTTCACAAGACTTGCATCTAATAGGGTCTTATCAGAAACCAAACTCTTTTGTGCTAAAACAAGAGAATTGGCGTTTTTAAATCGCTCAACTATTACCGTTTGTAGCTGTTCGTTTTCTTTTTCCACGAAGCATCTAGGGCACTCAGCTACTCCTTCAAATACAACTAGCCGAACGTTGTGCTTTTCACAAGTATCAGAATGGTATGTTATTGTCTTTTCTAAATCGTTCAGCATTTTGTTGATTGGTTTCACGTTTTGTCACCTTCTCGTTTAAGTAAGATTCAAATTTTGTTCCGAATAAGGTTTCAGGTCTTAGAAAAGATGACATTTTTTCATCTTTCAGCCATTGAGATGATTTGATGTCTATGACTCTCGTGAAATCATTTAGACGAAACCCTTCATTCCATCTAGCTGCAACTAATTTTTTTGTTTTTGCAGAAGTAGAACGATATTTAGTTATGCATTTTTCATTGAGATAATTAACGACTTCGAGAAAAGGAATAATATCTTTATCTTTATCCTTATCTTTATCCTTCTCTTTATCCTTATCCTTCTCTTTTGTATGCATACTGTATGGATACTGTATCGATACTGTATTTCCATCAATGGTATCAACGGTTTCAAGGAATTTATCAATAAATGGTAAACACTTTATTTCTTTTAGTTCATCCTCAACCCGTTTTACAATTTTTGGGCTATTGTTCCAATTATGCTTGCACCAGTTTAGTAACATCACTTCTTTTGTTGGTTCGTTATATATGATTTTTCCATATTCCACGAATCTACTTAATAGCTTGTCGACCGTCTCACGGTTGTAACCCGTTTCGGTTTCTATTATCCGTTTAGGAAGTTCATAGATTCCTATTTGATTAGCCTTACTGTTCGTCATCAAATAGATGTAAAAGTATTTTTCCTCTGGTGTTAAATCTAAGACAAAGGCATCTTGCCAAAAACTCACTTGGACTTGCCGATATTTCCCCAATATAAATCTTCCTTTCTCACGGAATGTAAATCATTTTTCCAGTCACTTTTGCTACTTCATTTCGAATTAATTGTTCATCACTATTCGAGTCAGATAGATGCAACAACCATATTTCCTGAAGGTTTGATAAATCATTGGCCTTTAAGAACTCAATCACACGTTCCAAACCAAAATGTGAACGCATCACACGTTTTTTCATTGTTTTATCTATGCGTCCATTTGCAACGTTTTGTTTTAACACATCCGTGCAGTAATTGCATTCAAGCATAAGATGTGAAATGCCACTAAATTTGTAACGGCAGTAATAAGAATCGGTTATAAAAAGTATCTTATCCCCTGAAGTATTAGCTAATAGGAAGCCAAACGGTTCCGATACGTCGTGTTCAGTGTCGAAAGGTAAAATTGTCCACGTCCCTATTTTGAATTGCTGTTTTACCGCCACGCCATGCAACCGATGATGGTTTATTCCTATAGCTTCTTTAGTTCCTGGTGACATATAACAATCGATTCCGGCTTTTAAGACATCGTTAATACCAGAACAATGATCTTTGTGTTCATGCGTGATTAAACATGCGGCTATATCAGATGTCTTGAAATTGAGTTTGCGCTGAATATCCTTAAAACGTATGCCGCACTCAAGTAGCAAAGGCGTATGACCGTCTGTTATGTGATAACAATTGCCTTTACTACCAGTTGCGAGCGTTTGAATCGTAATCATGCCCAATCAGGACTAACAACAACTACTTTTTCTGGTTCTTTTTGCTGTGTTTTTGTAGGAGCTTTCTCTTCAATAATTTCGCCTGTATCCATATCAACGTCTATAACTTCACTGTTTGCATGCTGCTTAATTTCTTCTTCTATAGTTAATTCTGTTGGTGCTGTTGGTCGTAATTCTTCATCAGTGTAAAGCGCTCCTAATGCTTCTGGAAATGCTTCACGTTGAGCATTAACGATTGCCGATTTTCTTATCATATTTAGAGGCATGTCTTTCCAAGTGGCTTGTCCTTTGCCAAACTCTTCTAGACTGATTCTTGATGTGATAGGTAGCTTTCTGTCACTCCTATGAATCTTTGCCCATCCACCAATCAACTTGTCTGCAGACAACTTAACAGCACCTTCTACCTCGACCAATTTGCCTTCTCGTTCTACAATGATACCTGCTTCAAATCCCTCGTATTTCGGATGATTTTCGGCTCGTTTCATGAAAGCTTCTTTCGATGTAATGATTTGCGCTGGTTGTGAACCAAACTTGATTAGATATGCTTCGTTTAAGAATGGATTTAGCTTTTGAAACTTGCAGAGATTAATGAACATCACAAGTTCTTGATCTGTTACATTCCCACTTCCTCTTGTTAGATAGTTTTTTACTGTATTACCTGATAGTTTTACCGTTTCACCATTTACCTCAAATTCCACTGGTGTAACCATTAGACCGGTTTGATTACTCATACTGCTTCTTCCTCCTCAGATTGAATTTCTACTCGCAATTGTTTGTCTTGCTCCGAAACTATTAAACTGATTAACTGTGATTCTGAATCCGCTAATTTAACAACCGACTCTCGATTATCAATAAAAATAGGAGCTCTAATGCCGTAATGTGTGGATAACGTGTTAATAATGTCTATTCCTACATTGATTCTAGCGGCGTTATTCATTGATGAAAAAGGGATGCCTTTGTAGGTCGTCTCACATACTTCTTGCAGACCGCCGTTAATTTGTTCAGAGAACATTTTGAAACGTGCATATTCGAATTTAGCGTTAATGCGTTCTTCCAACAGCTCTACTTTTGCTCGAATGAATTGTTCTGTTAAATAAAGCTGATGCTCGAGTTTTTCGTATTCACCTGTTAGCAATTTTTCTTGATCACATAAATCCGAAATTCTTTTGTGCAGAGATTCAACATTTGCAAAACGTGCGATTGCCACTTGTGCCCTTGTCTTTTTGTCTTTTAACTCGTTTATTTCGGTTTCTACCGAGCGAATTGACTCTTGAACGCTTTCTTTCAAGCCCTGAATCCCCGAAACTATTTTTTGTTTATTAGAGAGTTTCACTTGATAATCAGCACTTTCAGAAACGTCTTTTACGACTGCTTGTTGGCTTTCTAATTGAGATGCTAACTTTGATACCACTTGGTCTTTTTCAGTAGCTTGCTCAACGAATTTGGCGTGCTCATTTTGCTGCTTATCAATATCCGTTTGAATTTGAATCTTTTTCTCTTTAACTTCTTTCCCTTGCTCATTAATTCGTTGCAGTTTTTCCGATTTATCTTTATTGAATTGCTCAAGAGCTTTTGTGCGAACAGCTTCTAACTGTTCTTCTGGTAAAGCTTGTCCACAAGCTGGACAGTCACATGTATCTTTGTGTACAAATGACAATCCGTTTAGCTGCTTCCAGTCATCTAACAATTTTGTACGGTAATTATTTTGCAAATCCATCATCCGTGTAGCTTGCTCAATTGCTTGCACACGTTCGCTTATTTTGCGTTTCAGAATCAATACATTTGATTTTTCTTCTTGTGATTTCGCTTGTAATTGATATAGCTTTTCTTTCGAATCTGATTCGTAATCACGTTTTATATTCAAAAGATCATTTTCAATTTGTTGCAGATCCCGTTCTTTTTCAAGAATGGATTTACCGTTTTTAATATTGGAAATGAGTGTTATATTTTCATCAATCTTTGTTTCCAGATGAATAACATCTTCTTTCAGATTTGACACGTCTATTACTTCAACTGGTATGGATTTTTGGATTTCATCAATGCGAACAGGAATGTGTTTTAACTCGTCATTGATGTCTTTTCGGCGTTCAACAACAATTTTCCGAAGATCCTCAATTTTTTTCCCTTTCAGAATAAGCGGCAATACTTTTAGTTCATCATTTTTCTGAAACACTTCTTCTTCAGAAACGTCGCCGCATATTTCCAATAACGTCGTTCGACGGTCCTGCCATTTCATCTGTTCGTTGAAAAATGATGGTGACGTTAACAACTTAAATGCATCTTCTTGTACGATTAAATCAATTGCTTCCGTATATTCTTTTTTCTTTTGTGGTACTCCGTCAATGTAGTACTTAGTAACGTGTCCAGAAAATTCCTTTGATGCAGCTCCGCGTACTTGAGTCCACTTTTCCGAATACACTTTTCGCAACGTCATTGGTGATCCGTCAATTAAGAAGGATGCTTCGACTTCGTGATTGAGATTGTTTGCTTCTTTGCCGTTAATGAGTGTTTTGATTGCGAAATCCGTTTTATTTTGGCTGTCTTTACCGAACAAAACGAATGTAAAGGCATCGAATAATGTTGTTTTTCCAGTCTCGTTATCGCCAAACACTCGCGCGTTTTCACCACCTGGTTGGAATGTGAATTGTTTAATTCCCTTAAAGTTGTTAAGTGTTAAAGACAATAATTTTACTTCTTTCATGATTGTTCCTCCCTTGATTTATTAGAGGGTTCTCGTTTACACTGAAATTGAAGATTTTTGTGTAAGAAACCCGTGTAGTCCACTGCTCTAACAGTGGGCTATTTTTTGTTTTGTTCTAATTTTGATTCCACAGATACTTGCCCCGTAACACTTCCAATACCAAACATGATGAATGACCAACAACTCGCCATAATGATAAATCTTAGAAAATCCATTTCAAACACGATAAATCACCCCTGCCTTTATTCCTTCTTTTCGCAATGTATTCGCTATTTCTTCAAGTCTTTGATTTACTTTTTGTTTTCTTTCTAATACATTTAGTTCTCTAAAAATGTGCTCCGTATTTTTCTTGCTAAATATTAATGGTTTCACGCAAGACCTCTGATATATCCTGCAGAAGCTAGAAATTTATAATGCCTGTCCCACGATCCCGTATAGCTAATGTTCGCTTCTTCACAGATAACCGCTACCATATGTTCAAGTGCTGTCTGGGCTTCAATTAATTCTTCTAAAACACTTTCCAATTCTTGATGTTCAAAATGTTGTAAACTCTTTAATGGTTTTGCCATACAGAAATTACTAAGGATCAACACGGCTTCATTCAATTCTTCCAGGACTTTCTCTTTAACGCTGGATCGATGTAAATCTACGTTTGGACCATCAAGCCATACAGCACCTGTTTTGGTATATTCATTTCGAACAGTTATGGCAAAACGTGGATTATCGTACTTACTCATCAATGACCTTGTGATATCAGATGGAATCTTGGAGCGACCATTCTCATATTTTGAAATGGTTTCTCTCGATACATTTAAATCCATTGCTAGTTGGTCCTGCGTTTTACGAGCACGCATTTCTTTCATCAAAATCCCCACTTTCGGTTTCTTCACTTTAAACACCCTTTCCCCTGGTATTTAGTCACGTTTCATAAGCTAGTTAACTAGTGTGAGACCGCTATAATTTGGACATGTTGTTATAATTAACCTACAGAGCTGAAATATGACGTGTTATCTTCCACCCAATTTGTATTACGCTCAATCCACTTAAACAATAAATGTGTGGGTATTAATATCCCTGCTTCACGCATCACTGGAAAATCCGATCTACCCAGCAATTCCGTTACTTTGGTTTGACTGATATGAAATAATTCCATTAGTTCTTTACGCGTAATCAATATTGGTAACTCTTTCGTTTTTACTGCTTCTGAAACTGCAGCTCTAACCTCTTCGCGAATTATGCTCCTCAATGCCTCTGGGTCAAATGCTATGTTTAACATGTTTGTCCCTCCTCTCTTGAATGTCGTGAGATAGCAAACCTCGTTACGATACCTTTCTAGGTATCCATGATTCGATATATCGTATTGCCTTTTGAAATTCTTTTCTTTTAACGTCCTTATAAGAAGCAACCGCGAAGCGATCTTTGATTTCTCTATATAACTCACTGAAGAGCTGACGTTGATGATCCACTGATGATGATTGCTCATAAACTTTGATGGCTACTGCTTTTTGTAATCTACGCTGTTCTCCGTAATCTAAAGTGATTTGATTTTCAACCATTCCTCGAATTTGAACGACTTCGCCTTTCAATTCTTTTACGTCCTCTGACGTCATCAGCGAAAGTTTCATGGACGCTTCTAGTTGCTCGCGTTCCGTAAGAGCCTTTACTTGTTTTTGAATGGCATAATATTCATCTACCAACATTTCGTAAGCGTCCCACGCTTCATCTGTATTGAGTGATTTTGCATGCAGCCATGCACCTTTTTCTGTCCAAAGGTAGAAAATTGAATGGTCTTTTTTGCTAAAATCAATTTGATTTTCACAAAAAAACTCTCTTTTCACATCACCTTGTAAAGCAATGAAATGTTTTCCTTCCGTGTAACGTTCCTTATTACGATTGAAGTTGTTAATTACTAACTGCTTTTCAGCCCCATAACTTTCAGCTAGTTGGGAAGTTGTTAAAACCCGTTGATTGTTTTGTTCAATAATTGATAGATTCATCTTTATTCCTCTTTTCTTTGGTATAATTCTCCTATCTTATATAAATGGGAGGTGAATATTATAGGTAACTTACAAGAAACTATTAATACTTTTCGAATAGTATTGGAAGGTGATTTAGGAAAATCTAATTGCTTATCTTTTGTTACAACTAATGGCATTTATTTTGGAAAACAAATTCTTGTAAATAATGACTTAAAAGAAGTTAATAATACAGATGAATTAACACCTTTTATTTATTCGAAAGCGAATTTTTTTACTGAAGAAGAATTTAATAACGAAGAAAACACATTTTTAAAAGAATTGGATTTAAATGAAACAATCTTGCTAGAAGATGTTAAATTTAAGTGCAGAAAAGCAATCATTCAAATTAAACATGTCGTTTTAAACGTGAATCAGATAGTATCTGTACAACTTGTTTCAAATCAAGCTGTTGATGAATTTCTAGAGAACTATTAATTCTCTGGGTTGTTTTTTTTTCACTATTTGCGGTCGTCGTTACAGCGGCGGCCTTTTCTTCTAACTTTACAACTCGTTTTTCTAAATCTTCGATTTTTTTACTTTTCATCCCACTAACTCTTCTAGACTTACTTCTTTGACGGAATATTCTTTAATTTTTAGTTTAATTAGTTCAATCAGCGCTACATGTAATGGATTCACTTAATTTCCTCCTATAAAAATATTGGTATAGAAAGTAGGTATAATAATTGGAAATATATTTAATTTGTTATGACTTTCCTACAAAAGATAAAGAATCTACAAACAAGTTCCTCCAGTCCATTGGAGATCATTGTCGTGCTCAAAATTCTGTGAGTTTATTAGCTACAGATTTAGGCACTCAAGAAATTCATGATAAAATTAGGGACTTTACAGACATTGTTGGTGAATGGATAGTCACTAAAGTAGACAAATCATTTACTGGTAACTCTGAAAACGTTGCGATTATCTTAGCTTTTTTAAAGAAACATGACTTCAAAAATTATTAACTTTATCTGTTGAAATAAAAAAGCAAATTAGAGCCTTGATTTTCTTCATCCATCTCACGTCACTACTATCTAACTGTCACCACAATTTGTTCCTTTAAGGAACAATCATTATTAAAAAAAAGAACCCATTCAAACTTTAGCGTCTTAGAAATTTCTTTGGCTACATCAACTGTTGGAGTTTTGGTTCCCTTCTCTATGTGAGTGTAGTAACTTCTAGAAATATTAGATAATATCGCTGTTTCTTCTTGTGTTAAACCCCTTTGAATTCTGAAATCCTTTAGCCACTTTCTCATATCTACCCTCCTTTTGTTCCCTAAAGGAACACTTAATATATTTTTAGTATACGTTCCTTTTAGTAACATGTCAACTAAATAAATATAAAAAAATTACACTTTAAAGAACATTCATGGAAGTTACCTAAAGAAACATTTATAATTTACTTATCAGAGATAGGGTGGTGGTAGACATGACCGAATTTGCTCGTAGGTTAAAGCAGTGCCGAGAGAAGAAAAAATCAACTAATTCCATGTGGACACAGCAATATGTTGCAAATAAAATAGGCATGGCAAGAACAACTTATACTGCTTACGAAAACGGCACCAAACTTCCACCTTTAGATACGGTTAACAGCATTGCAATTTTGTTAGATGTAACTACTGATTATTTAACGGGTAGAACAGATACGTCAATAGAACATACTTCTAAAAAAGAAGAAGCTGAATTCGAAAAATGGAAGAACGACCCGAAATTAGATTTATTCTTTCAAGAGTTCGATCAGGCAGATGATGAAAAGCAAGCTGCTCTTTTAGCGGTGTGGGAAGTTCTTAAAAAGGACAAAAATTAAATAAAGAAATGAAAAAAATTAGAACTTGGGATTTGGCTTTGCCAGGTCTCTTTTTTTTCAAATTGTACATAGTTATATTTAAACGAGACTCATACTAAGCATTTTGTAAGTAAACTATTCAAATAATTTTATACTATTAAATTTATAGAGATGAGATGAGGTACTATCGTGGCAAAGAAAAAATTTTATTTCGCAAAAGTAAATGTTAGTGAAAATATTTTCTCCCCAGATGTAAATACTATAATCAATGAGTTAATTCCTATGGCTATTCGAAATCATTCATCTATAATATCAAATAATGAGAGTCAATTTAGCTTTACTGATACTGATGAGATATTAGTAAATAATAGATTGTATATTCATGGAAATCTAACAAAAGCAAAGAAAATGAAACTTTTAATAAAAGATGGAGAAACCACAAAAATAAAAATTTACGATGATCTTGGTGCAAAAGTAGTCAAATTTATTTATGACATAGAAAACGAAGTAATTGTATATTGTCCTACATCGGATATAAACGAGAATCATTTTATTAAATTTTTTCAAGAGCTTGTTGAGTTAGATTTAAGAATCGGTGAAATTAAAATAATTCCATACTCTACGAAAAATAGTATTAGAGAGAAAATAAAGTCATTTGAAGTAGTAACAGAGTTAAATTTCTATTTAATAAAACCAAACCCTGGGAAGAAAGAATTTTATGATTTCGAAAAAATAATTGATGAAAATAATTTAAAAGAACTAAACCTTAAAATGTATAATGAACAAGGAATTAAATACAATAAAGAAGAGAACGAAAATGATTTCACAGATTCAATTGAAAGTGGACTATCACTAGTTGAAAGTGCATATGGTACTGTAGAAGTCAAAGGGTATAATAAAGTTAGGGTACCTGTACCCGGTAAAAAAGATAAAATAAACAAAAAAATAGCAAGAGCTACATCTGCAACATTTAACAGATTTATTTCTGTACGGGAAACAGATGTTCGTGATATCATAAAGAAAATTGGTATAGAAATTAATAGGATATTAAATTGAGGTGATAAGTTATGAATAAGAAAAAGTATAATGAAACAACATTTATGGGTCTGTTAAAAATAAATGGTGTATCATTTTTTCTAAACTACACATTGCTTTATTCTTTATTATTATTTTTATTCATTCATATGCTTATTACTAATTTTAATATTTGTTCATTTGAAGATTACAAACTTATCTCAGAAGATATTTTTTCTAAGATTTCAAGTATTTCTTCATCCATTTTTGGAATTGTAATTGCTGCACTTGCCGTCTCGATGAGTGTTTTTAATCAAAAAATAGTCGGCTTGCTAGAAAATAATAAACTTTTACACAAATTTTTATTTCCATTTTGGTTTTTAGTCCTTTGTTGGGGTGTGCTAATATTAATTTCTTCTTTAATGCCAATAATAAATGAAAAGATTATTGTTTCACATCAGATAATTTTTGATGTTATTACTGGATTCACTGTCTGGTTATTCATTTATGCATTATTCTTTTCGATTAATATAACAGGGTTATTAATAAGACTTTTTATTCAAAACTCAAAAGTCAGTTAAAATTAAAAATTAATTCTAACTCTGCTTTCAATTAGCAGAGTTTTTCTTTTAAAACAAAAAAGAACAAACGTTCTTAAAAAGGGATGGCTACATGAAAAAACAATACAGTCTATTAGAAGATTATATTCAAAAACTTTATAAAAAATTTGGCATCTGCCACCCTAATCAACTAAATATAGAAACTGTTTCATCGAGGCTTGGATTAGTAGTTTACTACATTCCCCATAAGCCAATGTACATAGCTGGAAATGTCTTCTTAGACGCCCGTAAGTCTAGACAAGAGCAATGGCAATCTTATGGCCACGAATTGTGTCACGCTCTTTGGCATAATGGAAATCAGCATGTTATCCCAAAGCCATTTCGTGATTACCAAGAAATAAAGGCAAATAACTTCGCACAACATGCATGTATCCCTACATTTATGCTGCAACGACTCGATTTGGCAGCTGATAATCGCAGAGTAATTTATTTAATTATGCAGACATTCAATGTGGATTATAGGTTTGCAGAAAAGCGCTTAATGCAATATCAAGCCAAATTAATGTTTAATCACAATCAATCTAAATACAACTAACAACAAAATACATAAGAACGATAATACTGATTAAATGAGACCATTACCAATGTACATACCATGATATGTTGATTGTAAGGCTGTAAGGAGTGATTGAAATGAAATGTGATAAGTTGGACAGTGGTGTTTGGGAATGTGTTGCAGACGGTCCAAGAGATCCAATAACGAACAAGAGAAATCAAATACGTCGCCGGTCCAAAACAAAATCAGCTGCAAAGAAAAAGGTCGAAGAAGAAATATCAAAAATAGAAACGTATGGTGTGAATGGAAAAAGAGTAAAAAGTTTGACGTTTGACGACGTTGCCTGGGAGTGGTTAGGCGTATATTCCCTTGGGAAAATAAAAGCTAGTACGATTCGTAGTCGAACTTCGTCCATTAAAGTACTTCTCAGATATATAGCTGGAGCAAGAATCGAAAAGATTGATAGTCGGGCTTTACAAAATATCCTCACAGACATGGATTTAAAAGGAAACTCTGTTTCTACAATGGAGAATGTGAAAGTGACTGCAGGATTAATATTTAAATATGCATTTCAACATAAGATGCGTATCGATAACCCAATATCTTATGTAGTTGTTCCTAAGAAGGTATTAACTGTAGAGGAAATTGAGAATACCACAATTGAGGAGAAATATTTTGAACGCAGCGAACTTGAAGAATTTTTAGAGACAGCTACAACTAATGGATTGTACCTGGATAAAGAATGGTTTTTCTTACTAGCCTTTACCGGAATACGTGCTGGAGAGATGTGTGCATTAAAATGGACAGATGTTTTCTTTGATCGAAAAGCCATTCGAATTACTAAAACAATAGATATGCCCAATCATAATATGAGAAAGTATGAACTGACCCCTCCTAAAACAAAAGCATCTATTCGAGAAATCGAAGTTGACGATGAAACGATGGATATGTTGAAACATCACAAAATCATACAAGCTAAGATTAAGTTGAGTCAGCGTCAACGACATGCAGATTATCACGATCAAAATTTTGTATTCAATCGAACTAATGGCTATCCATATTCGCCACGAATGGTTTATGATCGCACGTTACGAATAATAAAAAAGACCTCAATTACAAAATTGGAAGGTCCTCATATTTTTCGTCATACACATATCACGATGCTAGCCGAATCCGGTGTTGATTTAAAAACCATTATGGATCGTGTAGGTCACGAAGATTCCAAAACGACGACTGAGGTTTATATGCACGTTACCGAAAAAATGAAAAAAGATGCTCCAGAGAGACTCAAGGTCCACTACGGAAACATCTTAAAATTACCGAAACAAATACAAATGTGA